TTTGTTTTAGTTGGTCTGCTTCGCTTGTAATATTTACAAAACTCTCAGATAATTTCAAAGTTTTACTATCTATAGAATCAACAAAAAGATTTGTTTGGCCAAGATTTTGATTTAAAAGATCTGTAGGTGTAATTATTTTTTCAAAAGCAAGAGTTGTTTCTTTTGAATCATTTTTAATTTTTTCAGTTGGTTTTGTTGTTTTTTTTGTCTCTTTTGTTAATTCTTTTTGAGCCTTTAATGTTGCGTTAACTTTATCCCTTATATCGTCCATTTGATTACTAGCTTCTACAAGAGGGCCAAGCAAACCTCTATCTTCTAAAACTTTTGCACTGTCTGGCCCTTGAACCAACTTCATCACTTTTGAAATTCTGTCTAATTGTGCAAAAAGTTTTGCTGCATCTTTTTCAGTTTTTACAAAGGTTGGATCAAGCAATTCAACTGCT